GCTGATGCTTTCGGTTCTGCTAAAAATTTGATTCATGGTACTGTTGATACTGGTAAGGCTCTTGTCAATCGAGCGAAAGCTGAAGCTCTTGGTACTGTTGGTAAACTGCGTCAACGGCTTAATCGTTTCGGTAGCCGTTTTCGTCGTAATCCACCTGATCCTGCTGGAAGGAGGTGAATATGCGCTATCTTAACAAACGAGAATCATCTCGTAATTTCCGCCGGTCTACTCGGCGTCATCCTGCTAATACATATGCAGGTAAAAATAGCCGGGGTGGTGTGCGTCTTTAGTCCGTGCGTGCGTTACGCGTGCGCGTTTGTCAATAGCACACTCTCCGGCGATTAGTGAAGGGCAGCAACGCTGCCCTTTCTTCTTTGAAAGCGGATTTTTTGTGAGGAACGGAGCGATAGCGGAGTGGATTGCAAAAAACCGCAGCCAAGCGGAGCGCGGCAGTGTATATGTTAAGATTGGAGCTTAATCTATGGCATGCTTTGATCCTCTTATTGCACATCGTATCGTTAATCAGTCTACTGGTCTCATTTCTATTGTATTTAAACCCGTCGGGAAGATCGTCGAGACGTTTCAGGTTCCGTGCGGCAAGTGCGTTGGTTGCCGTCTCGAAAATTCTCGTAATTGGTCTATCAGGTGTCAACATGAGTACTTGTCACATGATAAATCGTATTTTCTCACGTTGACATATGCTACTAAATATCTTCCTGAAAATCGGTCTCTGAAACTTTCTGATATGCAGTTATTCTGGAAACGTCTTCGTAAAAATCAGGAACAGTACGGCCGTAAAATTCGTTATTTGATGTGTGGTGAGTACGGTGCTCTTCGCGGCCGACCTCATTATCATGCAATTGTTTTTGGCTTACACATACCGGATTTGATGTATCATTCTCCTGGCCGGGATTATTCGCTTATGACGTCTGAAACCATTCAGTCAATATGGGGTTTCGGTAAGGTTATCATCGGTCAAGCGAATATGCAGACCGCTTCTTATGTGTCAAGGTATGTTACCAAAAAAATTCCTAAGGATAAGCTTGCTCCCGGTCAGGTTCCGGAGTTTATTCGTATGTCTCGTAATCCCGGTCTCGGTACTGATTTTTATAAGAAATATCACTCCGATATTTATACGGCAGATGTGCTTATTATCGAATCTCCCGACGGTCGTAAATTTAAGTTGCGTCCCCCTCGCGCGTATGATAAATTGTATGAGCGTGATCATCCTGCCGAATTTGAACTACTCAAGGAACGGAGGCGACAACATGCTCTAACCCAAAACAAAGACAATTCTCGTGATCGGTTGGCTGTCAAAAAACATTTGGCAGATGTATTTGTCAACCGCTATAAACGTTCGGTTGATAACACTAATTAACAAAGGATAAAGAATGGAACTCGTTTGTTTACGTGATGTCAAAGCTGGCATTTATTTGAAACCCATTGTTGTTTCGTCTACTGTCGAAATCGTTCGCAGCTTGACCATTGCGATTAATTCTGATCAGCCTAATTTGCCTCCTGACGTTGCCAAATTTCCGGGGGATTTTGAGTTGTTTCATGTTGGGTCGTTTGACGATCGTTCGGGTGTTTTGACTGCTGTCAATCCTCCGCAGTTTGTCGTTTCGATTGCCTCCCTGCGGGAGGTGGATAATGCGTAATCGCTTCATATCTCCTACTGTTCATGATTGTTCCAAGTCTGTTCCTGTGCAGCAGCAATTCCGTGATTCTACCCACATTTCGGAGGTGATACGGCGCTATGGTATGGATGCTCTCCCCACTCCGGCTCCCCGGCAACCCGGTGTTACTCTTGATCAGAGTATGTTGTCTGATGGTTATCATGATGCTCTACTTATCGTGCAGCAGGCTGATGCAGCTTTCAATCAGCTGCCTGCAAAAATTCGTGAGCGTTTCAAACATAATCCGCAGCTGTTGCTTCAGTTTCTCAACGATCCTAAAAACCGCGATGAAGCTGTGTCCCTTGGATTAATTGAAGTACCTGACGAGACTATTTCACTGTCTCGTGAAACTATTGCAGAGCTGCAAAAACCGTCGAAGGCGAAGCCGAAGACTAAAGATGTAAGTGACCCCGATCCGGATGGTGAGGGGTCGGCCGGCCAAAACGCTTGATATAATAAGGCCGACTGACACCATCTATGTTGTGTCAGTCTAAACTTTAAAAAAAAGGAGTTTATGAAAACACGTCACCAACCGTGGAATCTTACTGTATCTGCGAAGCGTTTTAAAAAAAACGCTGCTCGCCGCCGACATAAAATTAATCAACGATCTCGTAACAGGAGGTAGTTTTGAAAACTATCATTGTTAATGTTCTCGCTTGCGCTGTTGCTATCGTGAATGAACTCACGGGAACCGCTCCCAGTGAGGTATCAATTGCGGTTATTACAATCCTTAATGTCGTTATTCGTCTCATTCGGAAGGGCAATTACCTGTGAAGGAACGTCTCATTCCGTGTGCGTCTGCTTCTTATTCTCGTTGTCTCAACAAATCCGTTCCGGTGCATTTTTGCACTGAGGCTACGCGGCAGGTTTGCCGTTTTTACGTTGAGTCTACTAATTCCGACCGGGCGGATCGGGCGGATGAACCTCAAAATTTACAAAGGATAATTTCATGAAATCTGTTACTCAGTATGACTTCGGTACGCAGCCTGATGCTCAAACGTCTCGTACTGCATTCCGTCAAAATTTTGGTACAAAAACTACCCTTAATGCTGGGTATCTCGTTCCGTGGTTTCAGGAAATCGTTCATCCCGGAGATACGTTGAATTTGTCAACGTCGATTTTCGGTCGTTTGACTACGATGTTGAAACCTGTTATGGATAATCTCACTTTGTCAACGTTTTTTTTTGCTGTCCCACTTCGTCTCATCTGGAAAAACTTTCCGAAGTTCATGGGTGAGAAGGACAACCCCGGTGATTCTTCGGATTACGCTACTCCTAAAATGCAATATCCTACGTTGGGGTATCAGCTGCATTCGATATTTGACTATTTCGGGTATCCCCTTGGAATTTCAGCTGTCAATGCTGCTGGTTTGCAAACGCATTCGCTGTTTGCTCGTGCCTACAATATGATTTTTCGGGATTGGTTTCGTGATCAGAATGTACAGGATTCTCCGTTCATTTCCGATGCTGATACTGCTGATGATCCTGCAAATTATCCCTTGCGGCGGCGTGGTAAACGTAAAGACTACATTACTTCGTGTCTTCCGTGGCCGCAGAAGGGACCTGCGGTACAGTTGCCTATTGGTTACTCTGCCCCTGTTTATGGAACTGGTATGTCGCTCGGCTTGACAGACGGTTATTCCCATAATTATGGTCTCGTTGATGAGGAGGTATCTTCCGGTGTCCGTGCTCTTCGTAGCACATCTTCTGCATATAATCAGGCATTGCCGTCCATGGTTGGTTTAGCTGGTGCACAGGTTGAGGGTACCGCGGTTGGTGTCGTTCAATCCGGTCAGTCCGGTCTACATGCTGATTTGTCAACCGCCACAGCTTCTACGATAAATGATATTCGGGAAGCGTTCCAGATCCAGCGTTTCTACGAAATTATGGCTCTCAATGGCTCTCGTTATGAGGAGATGTTGAAAGCGATGTGGGGTGTCGTCAGCCCTGATTATCGCGTCATGCAACCTGAATACTTGGGTGGTTCTCGGCACAATATTACCGTGAATCCGGTTCAGCAGACCAGTGAAACTACCGAAGCGCATAATCAGGGTGATTTGGCTGCATATTCTTTCGTTGCCGGTACCAATGCCGGTTTTTCCAAATCGTTTACTGAACATTGTGTTGTACTCGGTATTTGTTGCGTTGACGCTGACTTGACGTATCAGCAGAATCTTGAACGTATGCATACCCTTGATACGCTGTTTGATTTTCCTTTCCCTGTTTTCGAGAACCTCGGTGAAGAGGCAGTTTTGCGTCGTGAGGTTTATGCGTCCGGATCAGTTCAGGACACTGCTGTCTTCGGTTATCAGGAGCGGTATGCATGGTGTAAATCTCGTTTGTCAAAGATTACTGGTAAAATGCGTTCGGATGTTTCTGATTCTTTGGATGTTTTTCATTTGTCTGAGGATTTCGATACTTATCAGGAGTTGAACGATAATTTCATTCAATCCAAACCTCCCCTTGATCGAGTTCTTGCAATTGCTGGTTCGGAGCAGCCACATATGATGGTGGATTTTTATCATCAGTATACTGTTGTTCGTAAGTTGTGTGCCCGCGCTCGTACTAACAGGTATTCGCTATGAGTGGCGCGGCTATTGCTGCCGGTGCGCAGGCTGCTGGTTCTGTATTGTCAAGCGCGGCCGGCATTATTTCTTCCGAACGTCAAATGCGCTTTCAAGAGCGTATGAGCAATACATCTCATCAACGGGAGGT